TAAGACACAAACTTCACAAGAAAACTTTCTGGACCGAAATAGAACGTCAGTTTGATGCTGAAACAGGAGAACTAAAATATTTCGAAGACACATGGATCGGCCTTATTAAACAATTCCGGGAAGATGTGTTGCCAGCAGAGGAACTACAAATTAAACAATTTATCACTATTGACATTCTTATCAATAGATCTATGAAAGAGCGCAAACGCCACATAGCAGACACTGAACGAATTCAAAAGATGGTAGACGATGAATACCTAAAACAAGAAGAAGACAGAGATAATGCATACTTAACCAATCTAGAAACCCAGTTAAGTTTCGCCCGCAATAGCATCACATCTTATACAAACGAATATACAAAATTGCTTTCTGAACAACAAAAAATAAGCAAGGATTTAAAGGCAACTAGAGAACAAAGAATCAAAAGAATCGAAGACGGCAAGAGTAGTTGGACAGGATTGCTTCGTATGCTGGAGGATGAGAAGATTCGTGAGGCCGAAGGTCGCCAGATGGAAATTATGAACATGAGTGTCAGACAACATATTGATACGCTAGAAGAAGTGCATGTATATCAAGACAAAAGTGCGGATATGCCATTCTTAACTCCAGAGGCGGTAAGTAAACATGACTCGTCCGATTGATAACAATTATAAGCACTGGCGGGCCCAAGTATACAAGAGGGACAGATATACCTGTCAGTGGCCAAAGTGCGGAGGCAAAAAATATCTTAATGCACATCACATAAGAAGGTGGAGCGATTATCCTGGTTTAAGATTTAATCCTAATAATGGAATTACTTTATGTCGCAGACATCATAATTTTATTCATGGAAACGAAGATGGCTATGCTCCTTTGTTTTTTAAAATCGTAGCGGCCAAACAATCATGAAAAATAAATACTTTGACATTATCGTAGATACCAGGGAACAAAAGCCGTGGGACTTTAATGATAACTTTAATATAACCAAGGCGAAATTAGACACGGGCGATTATAGCATAGCGGGCCTTGAGAACCTATTATGTATTGAGCGTAAAAGTAGCGTCAATGAAGTGTCCAATAATATAACTGAAAAAAGATTTAAAGACGTACTAGACCGAATGGCAGGATATCCCCATAAACATATACTATTTGAATTTGACCTATATGACATATTACAATTTCCCCGTAATAGTGGCATACCCCCAAAATTATGGAAAAACCTTCGTATCACACCCTTATATCTGCTAAAATATATAACTGAAATTAATACCATATATGGCATACAAACGCATTTTTGTGGTAATAGAGAAAACGCAATGGCATTAGCAATTAGCATAATGAAAAGAGTCAATGAGCAGCAAAATAGAAAATAAAAAATTCGATGAAGCATGGCTAGGTCTGGGCGATACCAGCAAGCTAGTAATAGATCGCAATCTTATGATTGGACGATCCAAATATGATATTGAAAATCCAGATGCTCATCTATTAAAAATAATGACAGATCCTACCTACTTTGGATTTACGGTCAAGAGTTTATTCGGAATAGAACTACATCCTATACAAGTAGCAATCCTACAGGAATTTTGGAACAGACCATTTCCTATGTTTATTGCAAGTCGTGGCTTTGGTAAGTCGTTTATATTAGGAATGTATGCGATGCTTAAATGTATGTTTGTTCCAGGAAGCAAGATTGTTATAGTAGGTAGCGCATTCAGACAGAGTAAAATTATATTTGAGTATATGGAGAATCTGTGGCGTAATAGCGACATTATTCGAAGTATATTCAGTGGGGCTAGTGATGGTCCTAGACGAGATGTAGATCGTTGTACGATGCGTCTGGGCGAAAGTTGGGCAGTTGCTATTCCATTAGGAACTGGTGATAAAATTAGAGGTCTTCGTGCCCATATTATTATTGCAGACGAATTTGCATCAATAAGTCCTGACATCTACGAAACAGTTGTGTCAGGCTTCGCTGCTGTTAGTGCTAGCCCCATACAAAACGTGAAGGCAGAGGCTAAGAAAAAGGCCATGAAAGAAGCTGGCATATGGACTCCGGAGATGGATGAGCTGATGGTAAAAAAGAGCAATCAAGCTATTATTAGTGGAACTGCTGATTACAGCTTCAAGCACTTTGCTCAGTATTGGAGAAGGTATAAAGCTATTATAGAAAGCAAGGGGGATACCAGAGAACTAGAAGAAATTTTTGGTGGTCCTGTTCCTGAAAACTTTAATTGGAAAGATTATAGTGTTATCAGGATTCCATATGAGATGATACCTAAAGGTTTTATGGACGATAAGCAGGTTGCTAGAGCAAAAGCTACTATTCATAATGGTATTTATCAAATGGAATATGCTGCTTGTTTTACTAGTGATAGCGAAGGCTTCTTCAAGCGTAGCCTTATAGAAAGTTGTACATGCAATGAAAAGAGTCCTATTATCGGGCTTGAAGGAGAAATTAATTTTGATCCTACCATTAAAGGAGATCCTAATAAGCAGTATATCATTGGCGTTGACCCTGCTAGTGAAAAAGATAATTTTAGTATTACGGTAATAGAACTAAATAAAGACCATAGAAGATTAGTATATTGCTGGACTACTAATAGAGGCAACTTTAGAGAAAGACAAAAAACAGGACTAACCGAAGATCATGATTTCTATAGTTTCTGTGCCAGAAAAATAAGAAACTTAATGAAAGCTTTTAATGTTATCAGCATAGGTGTTGATGCTCAGGGTGGTGGTGTTGCAATCGAAGAAGCTTTACACGACCCAAAAAATCTACAAGAAGGAGAAAGTTTAATTTGGCCAGTTATAGATTATGATAAAGCAAAACCTACTGATAATCAGGTAGGATTACACATACTAGAACTAATACAATTTGCAAAGTTCGATTGGTTGGCTGGTGCTAATCATGGATTAAGAAAAGACTTTGAAGATAAAAAACTTATTTTTCCTAGATTTGATTCATTAAGTATTGGCTTAGCATTAGAAAAAGAAGGCAAGAACATCTTAGAGGCAGATCTTAATCCCTTATACGACAGTTTAAGTGAATGCATTGTAGAGATTGAAGAATTAAAAAACGAGCTTACAACCATAGTTATGACTCAAACTAGTAGTGGGGTTGGGGCTAGGGATAGGTGGGATACCCCAGAGGTTAAAGGTTCACATGGCAAAAAAGGAAAACTAAGGAAAGATAGATATAGCTCTCTTTTAATTTCTAATATGATAGCTAGACAATTAGATTTACAATTAGCAGATCCTGAATATAATGTAATAGGAGGAAGTGCTAAAGATATTGTTAAGAGCAAAGATTCTGAAATGTATAAAGGACCAGAGTGGTTCACTAAAGCTGCAAATGACGATATTTATCTAGGAATTCAAAAATAGGTGTAAATACTCATAAACCAATTACATTGCAATAGTATTGAGAAAAATGAAAGAAAATAATAATAACGAAAACCTAGAAACTCCTTTTGTTTTCTGGGGAGATAACGAAGCAAGTCAAAAAGACGCACTAAATGCTTCTGCTGGATCTCTTGAAGAATATGTTGGGATTCATCATGCCAAGGCTGGCACTGGTAGAATATCCAATAGGCAAGATTTTTCAAATATATTGCCAAATATTTCTAGTAGACCAGGACTTAGTAAATCAGATTATGATTATTATCGTCCACAGGAAGCAGTTCCTAATCAAATATATGCAGTATTAAATAGAGCAGAATTTATCTATCAGAGAGTAGGGTTGGTTAAAAATGTAATTGATCTTATGGGTGATTTTGCTGCTCAGGGAATTACTGTTTCTCATCCGAATAAAAGAATAGAAAGATTTTACAGGAATTGGTTCAAGAAAATCAACGGAAAAGATCGCAGCGAAAGATTTTTAAACAATCTATATCGCATAGGAAATGTCGTTATGACAAGAAGAACAGCAAAGCTTAGTAACAGATCAATTAAAGATATGTATAAAGCTAATGCTGCAGATTTTACAGATCGAGATATTCGTAAAGAAATCACATCTCTTGGAGCTAAAGAAATTCCTTGGAAATATACATTTATTGATCCTATGTATATTGAAATCGCTGCTGGTCCGCTAGCTTCTTTTGTTGGCGGGAAAAAGGCTTATGGCTTGAAATTACCTGCGCACCTTCGTAAGATCATTAATTCTCCCAAAAATGATGCAGAAAAGTTTATGGTTTCTAAATTACCTCCAGAAGTAATTGAAGCAGCCAAAACTAAAAAGCCATATTTCTTAGATCCTGATAAAGTCATTGTTAGTCATTACAAAAAGGATGATTGGCAGACTTGGGCATTTCCAATGATGTATAGCATCATGGATGATATTACAGTCTTAGAAAAATTGAAGCTGGCGGATATGGCAGCACTTGATGGAGCTATTTCAAATACTAGAATATTTAAGCTTGGTAATTTAGATCATAAAATTGCACCCACCAAAGCAGCAGCTTCAAAGCTTGCTTCTATTCTACAGAATAATGTAGGCGGTGGTACAATGGATATTGTTTGGGGTCCAGATATTGAGTTGATTGAGAGCAATACTAATGTTCATCAATTTCTTGGTGAAGCAAAATATACTCCTCATCTTAATAATGTATATGCTGGATTAGGTATTCCCCCAACACTAACTGGAACATACGGAGCTGCTGGTACTACTAATAATTTTATCAGCCTAAAAACATTAACACAAAGATTACAATATGGCAGAGATGTTTTAAGAAGATTTTGGCAAGAAGAACTCGACATGATCCAAAAGGTCATGGGTTTCAGATATTCTGCAAAAATAGAATTTGACAACATGGACCTAAGCAATGAAGAAGCAGAAAAAGCACTAATTATTCAATTGGCGGATCGTAATATTGTGTCTAACGAATTTGTACAAAAGAGATTTGGTGCTGATCCTGAGCTAGAAAATGTACGAGTAGAAAGAGAAAACAAGACAGAATCTAAGCTTGGACCATATGTTACTAATGATTACAATTTAAGAAAAGTAGCATTACAATTAGGGATTGCTACTCCTAGCCAAGTTGGATTAGAGCTTAGCCCTAACGACAATAATGAAAAGACAATGCTGGAACTAAAAAGTCAGTTTGCCCCCAAGAAAGATATTCAGGGAGTATCTGGTCAGGGTAGGCCAAAAACTTCTAAAGATAGCCAGCCAAGAAAACAAAAAGAATTTGCCCCACAGACTGGTGCCTCATTAATCATGAAAGCATTGGGCCTACAAGAACAAATATCAGACATTGTAAATCCTGTATTCTTAGAGTTTTTTAATAAAAAGAATATGAGAAGCCTTTCTCAGTCAGAATATGAAACAACAGATAATGTTAAGACATCTATCTTATTTAGCATTAATCCTTCAGATAATGTTACTAGTGAACTTATTAAGCAAAAGATTAAGGCATCTCAAAACCAAAAGACTATAAATAAATATAATCAGTTTTCTAAACAGATTAAATCCAATATAGATAAAGATCTAACAACAGAAGATTATAAACAATTAAAGGCGTATTTCTATTCAATGGTGTATGCTTGAATTTGGAGGCTAAAATGCAATTATTTCAACAAGAATATGATGATGGTATAGCAGAACAAATCATGGGAAATAAGTCCCTATCGTTTGCATCTGTAGTGGAACCTCTGTGCGTAGATTCCATTTCTAAACAGATGAAAGCTCTTGCTTCTATCAAAGACACAGACATGTATTATGTACAATCTATCTTGGTGTCTAGCAACTGGAATAAAAATGATGATATTTTTGAGCCA